CAGTTTTAGCGATTAAGTCAGTTATAGAGCCCTTAGTGCTATCTATTTCAGTCTTTACCTTTGTCTCAATCTCTTTAAATTTAACGCTATTTTGATTTATCTCGTCGTTTACTTTTGACTCTAAATTATTAAGTGATGTATTTGTATTAGTTATAGTGTTATTAACATTGATAATATCTTGATTAGTAGCTTTGTTGTCTAATTCTTCCTGTGTCTCTTCTAATGACGGTGTCCAGTTAGTAGCTACATCACCTTCTTCTATTTTTATGTTTTTAATATACAGACGTATGTGACGAAACTTATTTTCAGAATTTAATGCTTGATATTCATTTTGTGTAAAACCACCAAATATTATTCCATTTTGTATATTCCATTTATCAGAGTTAAATTTTGGATATGGCATATGCTTATTATTATAGGTTCTATTGTATATATTAAATACTAGTGTAATATGAGTATATTCATCTATACTATTATTAGCATTATTAATAACATCATTGTTTTTAATATTTAAAGAATATATTTCTAAATAAGTTGTTTCATAAAAACCCTTAACTAATTCATCTGTTATTTCTGTAATTCTTATAAAAGATGATGCATTTTTTCCTACAAAATATATATAATCACCTACATCAATTTGATTTTGTCTAGATGTTCTTTTATTCAATTTATTTTTTTGAAAGATCATTGGTATATTTTTATTTGCTGATTCAAAATCTATCATAGTATCTCTATCTGTATAATCCCAAACATAGTTATCTTTTGGTGTTGCAAATCTTCGTGTGAATAATATTTCATTTATTGGATGATTAATAAATGAATTATATGCATCATCACTTTCAAATTTTATTTTTGTATCAATATTAACTATATAATTATTTGTATTGTATTCATTAATATTTTTAGGAATTAAATTGGAGTTATCAAAAAGTAAATCATTATAATACAAAAATGTATTATCTATTTTACCAATTTTCATATCAAAATACAATTCACCATTTTCGTCGACTTGACATCTATTGTTATTAAATATTCCAAGCTTTTTATCACCTTTACCATACTTAAATAGATTTCTACCACCTATGTTTAAGTCTGTAGGATTAGACATTTTCTCTAAATAACTGACTCTTACATTTCCATCTTCTAATAATGATAAAATACATTTGTAACAATCTTTATTAGGTGTAAAAGCATCATTAGGTAACACATCTGTCCAATTAGAATCTGGATATTTAACTGGTGCAGATGGTTTAACAGCTCCTTTATTTACAGTCTTATACATTATACGGTTATCTTTTATATTTTTGTTTTTATATAAGAACTCTATTGCTGTACATATTTTCTCATTTTTTGAATTCCATATTTCAAAAGAATAATTTACTAATTCTTGAAAACTGTTAGCTTGAATTGTAATATTAGGTGTCGTATCTGACATAAGAACACCAGATCTAAACCATTTAATATTACCTACTGAATTTACAGGTACTAGTTTTCCGTCTCTATACACCATTGCTGACAATATCGTATTCTCGTCTTTCTTTAATATACTGCCGTCTACTACTTCTTAGTTCTGCTGTATATACTACTTTTTCATCTATTATTTCTTTTATAGTTTTTGTTGATCCACCCATAGTAATACTGTCTGCATTTATAACTAGCTTATATTTTTTACTTACTTCATCATAAAAATACTTCATATAGTTATTACTATCACCAACAGAAAAATCGCCATTTTGACCTAAGTAAATACCTCTTGTAGTATTATTAACACTATCCTTACTTACAGAGTGAATAGCAGAATTAGTGATCTTAAAACCACCAATATTTGCTCCAAAAGCAACTAAATCACTAACATTAACCTTCTCAGCAGTTATAGACTTAGCCGTTATAATACTACCGTTAAGACTGTTATACTGAGTTTGATTAGCTTCTACCTTTTCACCATTAACATTTAACTTGTAATATAACCCATCTTGTCCTTGTACTACTAGTTTGTCAGCTTTAATAGTTCCACCTTCAATTATATCACCTTTAATAGTTACGCCAACTAATTTTCCTGTTATATGACCATCTTGAACAACAAGATCTTTAATAATACCAGAATCTGTAAATAACTTCTTGACAGCAGTAATATTAATATTAGCAAAATCTATATTAGCATATTTAGCATTAGCTGTTTGAGTATCTAATTTCTTAGCTTCTATTTCACCTATCTTAGCTGTTTGTGTTGTTAATTGATTTGTTGTTAGTTGTTTGAAATTACCATAGTCAGAATTCAAATTATGTATATTAGCATTTATTGAATTTAGATTTTCAGATGTAGTATTCTTAAAAGTTGCCAAGTTAGATTCAACTGAGTTTACTTTTGCATTATTAGCTGTAATATCTTTTTTAATCTGAATATTATCAGTCTTAATGGTGTCAATTTCAGCAGTTTTAGCTTTAATACTTTCAACAGTAGCATTAGTAGCGTTTAATTCATCAGTAAATAGTTTATTGATTCTACCTATTTCAGCTTCCAATTGTTGTACTGAAATCTTATCAGCTATTATAACTTGAAACTCTTGTATCTTATTACCTAATTCTTTAGTCTCTTTACTACTTGCAGCTGGATCTGTTATATTGCCAGTAACTGTTGCTTTATGATTATCAATAGTAACCATAACTCTATCATCCTGCTTAAGACTAACTGTTGTTTCAACAGGAGTTAATAACTCTGAACCATCTAATTTTATGTAATCTTTATTATCTATTTTAACAACTTTGCCATATGCTGCTGTTTTTTTTTCTTCTTTTTTATCATTTGTAATTTTTGCAAATTCTTTTATTAGATCATTATGTATCATATTACCTCCATAATCTACTTGTAAATTTTGCTTTTTCATTAACTATACATCCAGTCTTACAATCTATTGATTGACTTATGACTTTAGCTCTTATATTCTCAAAGCCAGCTCTTTTATAATTTATCATAACACAATCTCCAACTCTTACTGGACAATAACCATGTGTATAGTTGACAACATATTCTACAGAAGACTTTTCTTTTAATATTTTAGTAGCATACTCATCTAATTGTCTTTGTGTAGGATTTCCATAAAAATTAGGTTTAGTGTCTCTATAAATTATTTCTCTACCTCTATTTTGTATTGATGTTGGACTATCAGGATCTTCATTTTTTATTGTAGAATATAATGTCTTATTATTGTCAGAATATACAACATTTACAACATTTGGTATGCCATATATGTCATGATTTACAGAAATATCTGGTAATAATATAGAACTGTTACTATCGTCATAAGTCCATATTGGTTGCATAGATTCTATATTTTGTTTTGGTGAGAATAATATTCTAGATTCATTATCTAGTAAAAATTCGTAAGAAGCCTGGCTTATTAAATCATTAACATATTTTAAACAAGTATCTTCTATATTAGCTATAAAATTATCTTTTAAAACATCATCACTAACATTTGATATAACTGGCGTTCTAGTATTTTCTCTTGCAATCTTATATGCATACTCTAATATATTTTTATCTTTATCCAAAAAGTATCCTATAGGCATTTGCTTTTCTTTTAATTCTATTAATGGTGTATATGCTTCCATAGAAACAGATTTCATTTTACCGTTAAAAGAAGTAGAAGGAGTTTGGGCCAAAAATGTACCCAAACAATATCTATTTCTTACCTTATTTTGAATTGTTACCAAATATACTCTTATATAAGATTCTTTAATTGCGTCAGTCATGTTTATAGAAGCTGAACCTAAAGTTTCTGCAGTAGAATCATACTCTATTGTACTAGATATAACATTTTCTAGTTTTTGTGTATCTGTCCATAACACGGGATCAACCAGATAATATTCAAATGTCTGTTGCATAGTATTTGACCAATCATTCATATTAAGCACCACCTTCAACCCTAGTTATATTAAATGATACTGGTATAACTAAATTATCATAATCTTGACTAAATGATACATTTATATGAGCCCAGTATCCACTACCAGAAGGTTCTCTAACATATACTTTATCAGTCCATATAGCAAGTCTTCTTAGAGCATATAATGTATCTTTATCTTCTTTAGATATCTCTACGTTCCATACAGATGATTCACCTAATTGTGTTCCATAGTAAACTACTGGATGTTTTCTACCTATATATGATACCATCTCATTATCAATAGAATGATTATCTGATACTTTGATATTATATGGTATAGACACCATTGAACCAGACCATGATGGAGGTTCAATGTTATTCTCTCTTTTTCCATCAAAGACAGACCATTCCTCATCCCATTGAATGACTACTGATATTCCATTTACTTCAACACCAGCTAAATCATTAAAACTTATAGCACCAGTATTTGTATCTTGAGCAGCTATTCTATAACGTGCATAATCTAAAGATGGATGTGGATCTGTTATTGTAGTAGAATTATTATTAGTTATTCCAGATGCTATTTCTGTAAATGTACCATCAAACTCTCTTCTATATACTGATAATGTTACATTTTCTGTTAATGTACCATCTGACTTCATAGAGTATGGTATTATAGATGTTGTATAAGAATCTTTATTTATAGATATTGAGGCGTCTAATTCATACTCAACATCGTTCCAATCAGGAGTTATAATATGACTTGCTTCTGCTATTAAACCAGTATTCATAGCTGCTGAACAATTTATAGTATACTCAATATTTGGTTCTAAATTAACACTCTTAGCATCCATTTTTAATACTAATGCCTGATTAGTATTAAAAGTTTTATTATATACATAATCACCTTTGTTAATAGTAACACTTTGACCAAATTCATTTATTGTTGTATACGATTCATTAGCTATAATATTAACAGAATAACTTAAAGGATGTTGTGTGTTAGGTGAAGTTAAACCATAAATATAGAATGGAAATGTATGTAAAGTATCTATAATATTACCATTACCTTCTGGTTTATCTGTTACAGATAATTGTAATATTGGTTTTGCATTTATATTAACAACTCTTTGAACAGACCATTTACCAAATGTTTTTGTTATACCTGAAGTTCTTACTTGCCATTTTAATTCTGTACCTTCTGGAAATCTTGTTGTTATAACCTTGTATTCACTTATTTTTTTCTCTTCATTTTGAAGTTGTGTTCTTTTTACTGTTGTATCAGGTTGTATTAGTACATCATTAGCATACATTCTTATTTCGGCGAATGTTTCATCTGAATTATCTTCTGAATTATGTTTCCAATAAAAGTATAAATCCTCTCCTACAATAGCTGTATTATTTGAAGACCATGTTGTAGGTGCTTCTGGTGTTGTACCAAGTACACATGATACTATATCAGACCATTCAGAGTTACCATTACTATTAGATGCTCTTATTCTGAAATAATATTCCTTACCTAGAGTCAAACCTGATATCTCAAATTTAGTATTATTTATTCCATTTTTAGTTTGAGTCTGTTCAGTCTTGTCAAAGTATTCTTTATTAGTAACATATTCTATTTCATATGTTTCAGCATTGTTTACTTTCTCCCATTCCAAGTAAACAGATATCTCTGTAACAGAATAATTATGAGGTTTGCATTCTAATATCTTTTCTACTTTAGATGGTTTTGTTCCAACTTGACTCGATAGGTCAGACCAAGAACTAACATCTGAACCTCTCTTTGATCTAGCTCTGACTTTATAAGTTCCACCAGCTGGTACTTTAGTATTGTATTCGACATACTTAAGATTAGTATTTATCTTAGCTGAAAAGATACCAAGACTAGTAGAATTATCTTTTATGATTTCAAACTCCATGCATTCAGCATTAGTCTTTTTTAAATCAATGTTTTCCATGAATATTTTTAAATTATAATCTTTTATTTCCACAGAAGGAGCATTAGGTGGATATGGAGGATTATTAGAAAAATCATATTCCATAGGAGGAGACCAACAGTGATCTCCCCAATATAATTGTTCATTATTTTGTCCATCTCTATATGTTTCTGATAATCCTAAAACTGTTACACGAACTTTTTGAGCTCTTTCTGGTGCTGAATATTCACTGGTTCTATATTCCCATTCAGCTCTCTCAGTTGTGCTTTCATTACCAATAGACCAATGTCCATCAGCATAGTATAGCCAACGAACTTTGTAGTTTTTAACATGTGGTCTATCAAAGTGATATGTACAAAACATTGCTCTACCAGTAGTATCGTCTGCTTGTAGACCAAAAGTATCTATTTTAGGTAAACCAAAATATCCTTGCTGATTATTATATCCTCCTGATTTTGGTTCACTAGTATTCGAACCACCAGAACCTGAACCACTACCACCATTACCATTTAATTTTAATACCTGTCCAACATATATACGATTACGATTACGAATTCCATTTAGTTTTACAAGAGTATTGATTTTAGCCTGTACTGTATTACCTGATATACTAGAAGATATATTTTTACCAACACTACCACTACAAATTCTAGTAAGGGTGTCTCCTCTTTTGACTTTATATGTAGCAACTGACATAGTTTATCTTCTCCTTTCTATTCTGGCAGCATTTACTAACTCACCAACAGCATATTGTATATTACTTCCATCATCATATGTTATTCCATTTATATTATAGGTTGTATTATTTGTATTACCTATGTTTTTATTCAAATTATTTAATGCATTTATCATCTCATTTTGACTTTGTCTTCTGCTTACTATTGAAGCACCAACATTTAGATTAGTGTTTAGATATTGTTTATCAAATAAACCATTTATTTGTCTCGCTCCATTTTCTAATTCACTCATATCTAATACAGGTCTTATAACTGGTTGCTCACCAAAGTTCATATTCATTTCATCATTAATATTATTTATAGATTCTTTTAAACCTGTTAATGCTTCATTACCTAAATTATATGAAGTTGATTTTATTGTAGAAGTATAATCTTTTATACCGACAACCATGCCTTCACCGAAGTAATTACCAAGTTTCTTTGTTTCTTTAGATGGTGAATTTGATCTTATACTCCATTTTAAAGCGCCTAAAGAATCTTTTCCCAATTCGCCAGCAGCTTGTGCAGCTTGATTTATATAAGCTCTTATACCATTTATAAATCCAATAGCAAACCATCCGCCAGCATTGTATGTATCACCATTATTAATATGAGTATATAAACCTTGTAAAGCATTATAACTTATAGTACTAGAAGCATTTTTAATATCTTCATTTTTTGTATTTAATCCATTAGCAAAGCTGATAATTAAGTTAGCAGCAAGTTCAAACATTCTATTTTTAACTTGTTCATTACCAATTTGTGATATTTGTTCAGCTATAGAATTAACTGCATTAGTTAAGGCTGTTTTAGTATCATTTGATTGTAATCCTTCAGTGACACCTTTTGCACCAGCAGTACCTATAGCTTTAAGACTATCATTCATTGCTGTTATCTTATTCATGTCATCTTGACTAATTGAGCTTAGAGATTCTTTTATGCTTTTCATTTTATTTAGGTTATTAGTTAAAGCATCTTGATCAACTGTACCCATAAGATTAATGGCAGCTATCATATTTGACATAAATGTATAATATGATTCTGAGAATTTAATAATTGAATCACTTTTAGTATTATCTAAGCCATCAGTTAATGTTTTTATCTCTTTTATGGTATTAACCATAGTTATAAGATTTTTAGATGTATTAGTGATTGTCTCTGAATTTATATCTTTTGATTGTTCAGCAAATTTAAATAAACTTGAACCAAGTTCTGGCATTCTATCTGTGAAGTTTTTAATAATATCTACTTTCTCTAATTTACTTCCATTAGTACCGATTAATGGACCAGCAGTTTTAAGATTTGCAACTGCTTCTGTAATGGTCTTTATAGCATTAACAGATGATGTTACTTTTTCTATCTTATCTTTCCAGTTATCAGCTTGATATATACTATCTGTTTTATTAGAAAAGTCATTCATTCCAAGTGCTAACTCAGGTAATATATCTGAGAAAGATTTTATAGAAAAGCTTATATTTGAAGCTTGTGTAAATATATTAGAATTTTGTGTTAATTTATTTGCTATATCGGCTAATTTGTCAATAGCAATAATACCTTTATCAACAGCTTCTGGTTTATAACCTTCTCCTAAATTATCACTAAATTTTTTTAATCCCATAGCTAGGTTTGATATATTATTAGTAAAATCTGTAAATGATATAGAATCAACTAATGACTTAAATATACCTTTTTTTGCATTGATTTTATTAGAAGCTTCTGCTAATTTTTCTATAGCTGTAGCTGCTATATTAACAGTATCAACGTTTATTTTATGCTTGCTTAATTCATCATTAAACTTACCAAGACCAATAGCTAAATCTTCTAACTCTTTTCCAAATTCTTTAAAGTTCTTCTTTGATAAGAAATTAGCAACTGAATTTAAGAACTTGGCTTCAGATAATGTTGCTACAGCATTTGATAATAGTTGTGTTTTTGTTACTAAATTATCAGATAAAGTAGATATAAAATCTAAGAATGGTTTAACACTCTTAGCAAAAGCACTTAAATCTAAACCAAATAATGTTAATGTACTGAAACCGGTTATTTTATTTAAGAAATCAGTACCAATCATACCTAGAAGACCTTTTAATAAATTAGATATCTTATCCCCAAAATTATTAGGTAATTCAGAAACCATTTTAATGAAATCTTTAGCTTTATTAGCAAAACTAGATAGACTTGCACCAATATTTGGTAATGAGTTAAATGTTCCTTCTGCTATTCCTCCAATAAAGCTTCCTATTATTTTACCTAATACATTAAATATAATACTTACTAAATTTCCACCATTTTGTATAAATTCTTGTAGATATGGTATTTTACTTAGAGCACCAAAGCCAGCTAATATTAAACCAATTTCAGCAATGACTAAAGATATTATACCTATATTTTTCATTATTGGTACTATAGGTAATTTGAGTTTACCAATACCCATAAGTAATACACCAAAACCACCAATAGCTAATTCCATTTTTAATAATACATCTGGATCTAGTTTTATTCCACCAACACGATTTACATTCTCAAATATAACTTTAAATAATTCTGAGAATTTATCTACTAATCCTGGTATTTTTGGTTTAAGAGCATCTATAGCTTTAACAATAACATCATATAATAAGTTTACAATTTGTGGTATGAATTTAGATGCCATTTCTAAAGTATGAATTAAAGTAACAAATAATGTGTCTACGAATTTCTCAGAAACTTGTCCAAAAGCTTCAAACAAATTGAACAAGATATTCTTCAACTCTGGTAAACTATCTTTTATTACTTTTAATATTTCTATAATACCAATTCCTATTTGTTTTATAATAATAGGTATTGATTCAGCTACTGATTTTATTATATTTTTGAAAGCTTCACCTGCTCTTTTTGCATTTTCACCACCAAGTACTGACAAACCAGATATTGCTGTAGCTAATAAGAACATTCCTGAACCAAGAGCTAATACTGAAGCAGAGAATAGTAACATTACTTTAGATAAATTAAATAATGATTTATATAAGTTTAATCCATCTAATATTTTAGCTATTACAACTAATGTAGTTAAAACACCTACAAAAGCTCCTATTCCACCAACTATAGCTTGCCATCCTATTTGTTTATATAATGCTAATGCACCAGCAAAAGAAAGCATGAATGATATTATAGCAAATCCTGATACACCTATACCAAAACTTAACTTTATTAATCCCCAAGATATAGAACCCATATTTTTAGAAATTCTTCTACCATCCAATTTTTGCCAAATTTGCATAGCTTTAGCCATACCATATGAAAATCCTAATACAACTAATAATGTTGTATCTAATATGCCAGCTGCTACTAATAAACCTTGTAAGTTATCTTTTGCAATATTCGATAGGTTAGCTATTACTTGACCAACACCCATGATTAATGCTGCCATATTTGCTATTTGCCAAACGTCTATTGCTGAACCTTTAGCTTTATTACTAATAGTCTTAGCTAAGATAATAAACAATCCAATAGATGCAGTTAATGAAATAAGACCTTTTGCTATATCACCCCAGCCTACATCTTTAAATGTTTTCATAGCATTAGCTAAACTAGCAACTGATTCTATAGCCATTGCTAAAGATTTAGCACTGATTAAACTTTGTGCTAATTTCTTAATATTTGTCAATAGTGATACTGGATTAGCAAACATACTAGGATCAACTTGTTGATCTATTGTTGTTTTATTTAAGGTTGCTATACCTGCTAAAAGAGCACCTGTAACAAGTACTATACCAGTTATAGCTTTATAAATAGTGTCCCAATTCATATCATTATATGGTTTTACTATGTCTGAGATTTTGCCCATTATCTTTATTTCAGCAAACAATGTCATTAATTTAGTTACAGATATAGGTTTTACTTTGTTCATACCTAAAGAGAACAACCATAGTTCTCCCATTAATGCACCTATAGCAGTTATAGATTTAGCTAAACTAGAAAATTTTATTTCACTAATATTCTTTACAGTTCCAGATAAACTACGCAAAGCAAAAGATAATACTAATAAGCTACCCATTATTTTAAATAAACCTACTTTAGAATTAGATTTACTAATATTAGTTAAACCAGACATACTGAAATTCTTTTCAATTTTACCAATTGATTTACCAATTGCAACTAAGAATAATCCTAATTCTGTTAGTATAGCACCCATAGCTGTAAAGCCTTTTATTAACTGATTTTTGGTCATTCCACCAAAATCTTTAACAACCCCAGCCATTATTTTTAATGCTATAGACAATATTACCAAACTTGAAGCTATCTTATTAAAAGCATAATTAGTTTTATGTATATTTTCGCCTATCTTTTCGTAACTTGTTGTACCATTTGGAAATGCCATATTCAATAGTTTTAAGAATCCTACTAATTCTGTTAATAATGCTCCTATAGCACTTACGCCTTTTATAAGTTCATTCTTACTTAACTTTCCTAAATCTTTAACTGTACTAGCCATTATTTTTAATGCTATTGCTAAAGATATTAGACCTTTTATATTAGATGTGGCCATAGCTGCTTGTGGTGTTATTTTATTTACATATCTTGTTAGAATTTCCATAACAGCCATTAAAGCTAATACACCTCTCATAGCTTCACCATTAGACATGCTAGATAATATGACTACTGATTTAGCAAGACTCTTAACAGCCCAGCTAATGCCTAATAATACTCCAATTGTCTTTGTAGCATTAATAACAGAACTACTAGATTTAGCTATCGCTTTAAAAGTTAAAGTCATTCCAGTGAATAAAACAGCTATTGCAGATAGTGCATTTTGAAGTTTGTCTTTTTCTATACCAGATAATGATACTAAAGAGAATGCTAATATACCTACAGCTATAGCAATCTTTAATATGACATTAGCCTTAATAGTTGTCTGTAACATTGTTAATGTTTTTTGCAAACCTTCTAATACTTCTTGTATATTACCAATAACTTTTTTAACATTTTTGAATATATCTACTTTAACTAAAGGTTTATTACCACCAAATAGTTCTTTAAAGAATTTTCTTATTTTTAATACTATACTTCCGATTAAGACTTTAATTAATAAATCTCCAACTTTTGATGCATCACCATTTTTAATAGAATTACCTATAGACTCAAATATCGAATGAAATGCATTCTGAATAGTTGTAGCTATAGTTTTTACTATTTTAGATATAGTAGTTCCTAAATATGTAAAGAAATTCTTTATTCCAGTACCAATATGTGTTAATAATTTTGTACCGACTGTTGATATAAACTTAGATAATGCCATAGTAGCTTTGGCTAATGGACTTAATATAGATCCAAAACCGTAAAGCTAAATTTGTAACTATACTTAAAATTTTTTCTAGATTTTTTGAAGATAATATATGCTCTTTAATCCATAATCTAAAACTATTTATTAAATCACCTATATTGCCAGTTGTCTCTAGAAGATTAAAGTTTAACTGTTCTAGTATTACATTAACAAATCTAATAATAATTTGTGATAAGAATTTTATAATATCAGCACCTATACCTAATATAGAGAATAAACCTCTAAATGTTCGCATAATATGTTCGGCATTTCTAGTAGTAAAGTTTTTTAAACTCTCAGTTATTTTATTGAAACCAGCTATTAAATTAAATAATTTGTCACCATTTAAAGGTTCAAAAACTGCTCTAAAACCATCACCTATAGCCTTAAATACTGTGTATATGGCAGTACCAATATTTGTTATACTTCTAAATATCAGAAAACGGCCATTAAGATTATCTAAATTTTTAACTAATTCGTTAATTGGTATACCTGTTTTTCTGAACAGTTCAATCAATTGTGATAAAGATTCTGCTTGTTCTTTAGAATAACCTAAATTTAATAATTGCTCTTTATTAAAAGTTGTTAAAGACTCTAAATATGCTTCTTGTGATTCAGTGTTAAGAGCAGTATTTCTGGCAATTTCTTGCATAGTTCTAACATGTTCTCTTAGTTTTTCTATTTCATCATCATTATATCCTTTAGCTTTTAATTGATCATTAGTTAATTCACTTAGTTCTCTAATTGCTGTAAATTTTTCTCCAATTACATCATTAAGGACATCATAGTTCTTTTCATTAATATCTATTAATTTATCAGTTTCATTTGTTAACTTTTTTGTAGTTTCAGCTGCTTTTTCGTCTAATCTAACTTTACTTTTTAATTTTTCATTTACTAAATTTTGAGCTTTAGCATAGTCAAAACCTTCTTCAGCTAACTTTTCAAAACGTTTCTTGCCACTTCCATAGTCGCCTTTTAGTATTGAATCTACTACTTTTTTATAATCATCCAATGATTTTGTAATTTGTTCTATTGGTTTTGAAAAAGTTTTAAAACTTGTCATTACCTTATCAACATTTGTTTTTAAATCTTTAAAAGATTTAGACAATGCACTGTTTAATATTTTATTTCTAGCATCAGCCATAGTGTCTATAACTTTGTTTATAGCATTACTTATTGGTGTTAAAATTCTCTTTGCTTCATCTATATCACCAACTAATATTTGCCATGTTTGTGCCCAACCAGACTGTGCTGTTTCTTTAGCTATATCAAATACTTGTGTTAATTTACTAACATCTCCAGCTGCTGAATAAGCTCTCTTACCTAATTCTGTAGTTTCATCAGAATATTTATTAAGAGTCTTAAGTAAGACTTCTGATGTCAACCATTGTTCCTTAAGACCGTCCTTAAACATACCTTGTAAATTAAGTGTCTCTTTACCAGCCGTATACATGTCTTTACCAGCAACTTTAACTTTACCCATTGACACAGCTGTATCAATTAAATTCTTCTTGAAATCAACAGTAGCCATGTTAGCATTCTCTATTGACTTCCAGTCTATCATTTGTACATAACCCATTGACAAAGCTTGAGAGAAATTGTACATTGCTCTAGATGCTTCTTCAGCACTTGCTCCAGAAATAGCAGCCTCATTACTGATACCTTTGATAGCTCCTACAGCATCTTTAAGGTTTACACCAGCGTTGGTGAACTTACCTATATTTTGTGTCATATCTGAGAATGTATATATAGTTCTATCAGCATATGTGTTCAATTCATCCAAATATTTATTAACAGTTTGAACACTTTCTCCAGTTGAAGACATAATTGTTTTAACAGAATTCATTTTTAATTCATATTCATTAAAACCTGTTTTAACTGGATCAATAGTTAATGCTGACATCATATTCTTACCAGCATTTATTGCAGAGTTAGTTATGTTAACTAAAGCTGTTGTACCGGCAATTTGAAGTGCTGAGAATTTTACTTTAATAGCATCTACTGCAGATGATAATGGATCTAATTTGACATTATTAATACTTTTACCTAGTTTATCAACATCATCAACTTCTTTTTTAAAACCTAATTTTTGTTTAAGTTTGTCTAATGTTGACATAGTGCCTTTTACATTTTGCTCAAATTGCTTATTGTCAAATTGTAATTGAACTACATTTTCATCGATTATCTTTCCCATTTTTATTTAGACACCTCCTTCCAGATCTCTTTTGCTAATTCTTCGAATAAAGGTTGTATAGCAGGATTTATATAATCGATGCCTTCGACCCATCCACCATTTTTTGTACCATGCCCATATTGTAATATTATAGCTATCGGCACATCTTGATTTCTATTACTGTTTAAGAAACTTAACTTAACAATATCGTTTTCTCTAGTTATTTTATAACTCCAAGACTCAGAGGTTTTTCCTGTATCTTTAGGTGTAGCTTCTCTAAGGGCGTCTACACCTTTCATACCATATTTATTAAGTATACCCATGTTAAATGGTTCCTTAATTCTTTCTAAAAAAGAGGTAAGCTTATCAAAATTACCTCTTTGTTTTAGTGTTATCATATATTACCCCCTAGTTTTTAATTGCTTTTTCCTTTGTGCATTTAGATGTTGATATTTAGAAATAAGATCATTAGTACTTACCTTTTTAGGATCTTTATTATATTCTTGGCATACTCTAATTAATGTTAGCAATCTATTTATATGCCATCTTTGACATTCCATTGGTATTCCTAATTCTATCATCCAATAATATATCTCTTCGGATGTTATTATTTTCTTTCTATTATATCTTGGATTGTCATCCATACCAAAAGTAGTAGCTGTCATTTTCTTTTTTATATAATTATCTATTTTGTTCAAGTTATTTTTATCTAAAGAATAATAAATTGTAGGATCAACATTTTGTGTTATTGTCATGCATCTTATATAGTCTATTGTTTCTTCTAAAGTTTTATCTTCCGTACTTAAAAATGATTTTTCCCATTTGGATTCCCATTTAGATATTGATACTAATGAATGCTCTAAAGTTAAATCTTGAGATTTTGTATATATAAATTCATTTTTTTCTTCATTAAACAACTCCGTACCTTCAATATGAATATCTAACATCTTTTACTCCTATTACTATTTTATTTCCTCTTTCATTTCAATATTAGCAACAGCATCATTTAATTTCTTTTCCAAATCTTTTGGCATTATACCTTGAATAAAATTTGAACCAGCTTCTGCATTTAATGCTAATTCTGAATAAAGTTCTGAAAAAGCTTCTGTTTGAGCGAAGTCATCAGCTAATCTATGACCATCTTTATCAACTTTTATGAAGCTCTTACCATCTTCACTCTTTTCGCCATATGATAATAATATCAAATCTTTAAAAACTTTAATTAATGAATGTAAATCATTAGTGTTAACTAATTTCTGAACATATTCACCAAATCCACCTTCTTTACTTAATTCCATATCAATTGCTTCTGCTTTTGATAAATTGAAGTAATATTTCTCTTCTCTTTCAACCCCATTATAATCTGTATATTTAATATTTTTTACTAACATT